TTGATATTTCATAACACTTTGTAAGAAAGTTGCATGAAATTTATTTATTTCTCTAGCTTGAACTATAAGTTTTGCTATTTCATGATTACAATTAGTTAGCCAATTAGCTGTAAAGCTTGGCTCATTAGTTTTAGTTCTTGGATAAACTATTTTTAATTTATCAAAAGCCTCTCCTATTTGTCTTGCCGCCCAGATATCTATATCTTTACCAATAATAGATTTGATTTTTAACAATGTTTCTTTTTCTTGTTTCTCAAATTCTTTAATCATTTTTTGAGCTTTATCTACATCCACTCTAATCCCAGCTTGCCTCATCTTAATTAGAATAGGTAACAGTTTGGATTCCATTCCCCAAATAGTAGTTAAATTTTGTTTGATGATTTCGTTCTTTAAAAATCCCCATAACTTTAACGTCAGCCTTGCGTCTTGTTCAGCATAAAATCCAACATATTCTGCAGGCAACTTCCACATTTCAGCCTTAGGATCAATGCCATGATCTTTAGCGGCTTCCCTCAAATCTGTTTCCGCTTTAATCTCACCTAAATAATCTTTTGCTAATGCATTTAAATTATATGCCCATCTGTTTTCATCAACGATTGCTGCTGCGACCATTGTATCCACAATCTCTCCATTAACTTGAATACCCATAGCCTGTAACCAGCCTAAATCGTACTGAGCATTATGAAATATTTTTCTACATGGTAAAGCACATATTTCTTTCATGTAACTGATAACTTGCTTAGGTACCATGTTACCTCCACCAAAGTGTTTAAAAGGGTAGTAACCTTGCCAGCCCTCAACAGCTACAGCAAAACCAATTACGTAACCTTTACCAATAGCCCAACCAGCTCCTAGGCCTTCCGCAATACCGTCATCCCTAGTTTCTAAATCAATTGCTATTTCTGTTGCATTAGACAAATTCTTATACTCAGAAGGACACAGCCACATACTTTTTTTAAATGTTAATGAATACTGTAAACTAGTCATTGTAATCTCTTTCTATTATCATCTCTATGTAATGAATTGCTTTAAGCAAATCTTCTTTTTTATTTTTTAATTTGTGTCTGCATATGTACTTGATTGCATTACCTTCTGCAAATGGTAAATTATTTTCATTAATAAATTTAGAAGGTTGTATTTTCATTGTTTTATAATGAGAGCCTCCTACTTGTTTAAAAAACGCTTTATTAGTCATTTCTTTTCTCCGTTAGATATTTTAAGTAGTCTTCCCCTATTGGATAGTTATACTTGTGATCAGAACTAAGTAAATGTAATGAATACTTAGGTCTAGTTACAGCAACATAAACTACTCTTTTTTCGTCCATTTTTTCCTGCACTGTTTTGTTTTGGTATTGAGAAGCATAGTCTGCTTTAAAATAGACCAAAACATTATCAGCTTCCCCTCCTTTTACAGAATGTACGGTATCTATAATCATGTTAGGTTCTTTATCTAACTGATCCTCCCCATACTTCTGTAATAGAATATTTATATAAGTAACTTCAGTTGGTGTAATATTTCTTTTTAAAACATGGAACCATTCTTGACCCTTGAGTTCATCTTTTATAGTTAATCCACACCATGATTTTAAATCTTCAAAACTATATTGGCTAAATCTGTCTTGTTCATCCCAAAAGTCTTTTTTTCTATACAATTCTTTTGCTAAATATCTAGTATATTTATAAAAGTTTTGAGCTTCTTCTTTATTTACTTTTTCTCCAATACATAATTTTTTCCAAGTTTTAATAGCCTTCCATTTGTTATTAGTAAAAGATTTATTACCTTTATTATCCATAAAGTATAAACCATTGTTTTTTGCCATCATTCTAAGTTCATTAACAGTTGAACTAATTCTTCCTAAAAGATACCAGCTGCCTTTGTAATCATCAAAATTAATATCATTAAATGATCTATATGCTTTAACACTGTCTTTAATATCTGGATTAGGTAAAAATTCTTTTTCTTCGCTATCTATTATTGCTCTTCTTACTATTTGAGAAAACCTATGTATTTCTTTTCCAAATCTTCTTGTTTGTGTAAGAACTTTCTTTTCTCCAGGAAAATATTTTGTAAAGTATTTATAATCAGAGCCATTCCATTTATAAATTGCTTGGTCGTCATCCCCGGCCAAATAAATCTTATTTGCATTATCCGCTATTTTATAAACAACGGACCATTGCAATGGTGTAAAATCTTGTGCTTCGTCTAATATTAAAACTTCTAATGGAGGGAAATTAACTTCATCAATAGTCTTTTCAATCATATCTGTAAAATCCATATACTTAGTTTCGCCTTCTTTCTTATACTTATTATAAGCATCAACCTTTCTTAATAATAAATGTAATGATTCTCTTTTATATGTTTCATTACGGTATACCTGTTCAACAGGCTGCATCATGTTTCTTGCTTTATCATAAATATGTAAAGACCAATCCTTATAAACAAATGAATCATCATCTAATCTAGAATCAGAACTTTTTATAATTGTACTTTCTAATGCAAATTCAACCATACATCTTTGAGGATCAAACACTTCTTGAGTAAAATATTTCTTACAATATTTATGTAATGTCTTAAATCTTTGAAAATCTTTTATTGTATATTGAGGAAAAGCTTTCAAAGCTCTATCTATTGCTGTATTAACAGCTTTGTTTGTAAAAGATATGAAAGCTATATCTTGTGGTTTAATACCTTCAGCTAAATGTTTTGTAAGTATCTCTTGAACCAATGTATTAGTTTTTCCCGTTCCTGGCGGGCCATAATACTTAATAGTTTTCATTCTAATACTATTTAGGTGTTCTAAACTGCTGGGCGTGGTAAGCATCATCTAACTCCGTTAATGTTTCTTGTTTAGTTGTTTCTTGTTTAGTTGTTTTGGTTTCTTTATTGCTTTTAAAATCTGGAAGCTCCATTCTCCATAAATTCTTTTGACCTTTATAATAATCTATTTTTACACATTGCATTGCTTGTAAAGCTTCTTGTGAATTTGAAAATAATTTATTTGCAGCTCTTTTCACAAATTCATCCAATGTACTTTTTTTAAAATATATAAAATCCTTACCATCTATTTCATCTCTAACTAAATAATTATTTTTAAGTTCATCAAAGTCTTCAACTAATAAATGCGTTTCAAAGAATTTCTTTTTAAATGAAAACACAGTATCTTCTAAAGTATCTTCATATTTTGCATCTGTATTTTCTTTTGCTTTATCAAATAAACCCTGAACTAACATTTCAAAAGGATTAGGACCTCTTTTTGGTTTTGGTAAAGTCATCCAGTTTATAGAATAAATTAACATTTTTTTTCTAAATGATTTTTCATCAATTAAATCTTCATCTGTTTTTAATACTATATTTGTACTTTTATATTTAAATTCCATAAAAGTTTCTTTTACATTTCTAGTAACAACCACACCGTCAAATTCATCTATAATATCTGGAACCTGACAACCAATTCCAAGTTTTCTCATTTGGCATAATTCTTTATTACAAATAGGTGTCATATGTGGATATCTTGGTGGACATTTGTAGTTATAACTTTTCTTCGCTGTTGATTTAGCAACGCTTCCCAAGATTTCTTTTTCAGTTAAAGGTTTTATAAATATTGCTTGATTTCTTTCAAGCAAAGTATTCACTAAAGTTTTTTTATCTACATTTCCATCTGACTTTTTCATTTCAAGAACAGCCATATTAAATATAATGTCATTCCTATTGTCTCCAGCCCATTTATCTGTAAGTAAACTTTGGACGCACGGCGGATATTCATTCCAATCCGGTTCTGGTTCATATTTTTTAGTTTTAAAATTTAACAAATCATCAAATGATATTCTTTTTTTAAATGCTAGTTCTATAAATTGTTCTAAATCTAAGCCTTCTCCCCTATCATCATATGCATATTCAACAGTTCTTGCAGATTTGTGATAAGGCATTCCTAAATGTTTATTTCGTGGAAATACTTCTTTTGCTAAAAAATATTTTTCATTCCATTTATCTAACGCCTCTCTAACTTTTTTTTCATCAGCCCAATCATCTAAAAATAAAATTAAATGTAATCCACCTGATTTTGATCTAAGTGGAACTAAAGGAAGACTATTTTGTTTAATAATATCTACAAACTTTTTTTCATTAAAATCTTTATAACTACCGGGATCCATATCAATACATCCCCACTTTGTCTTACCATCTATCTCTGGCTTAACTCCAATAATAATTTCCCCATCCAAATGTTTTTTCCAAAGCTCCGCCGTTACTGGCTTATAGACAGTCGTATACTTAGCTTGTCTCTTACCTCGCTCATCAAGGTCACCTGTTAGGGTGACCTCAATGTGCTGATTAGAATCGCCTTCAAACAGTTCTAATAGTTTTGTTTCCATTAGAACGGAACTGATTCTGTGTTATTTTTAATTTGTTGAGTTTCTTCTTTACCAAAATCAACTTTACCAAAGATATCAGACTTCATAGCACTTTCATAAAATGCTTTAGTCATTTCTAATACCTTAGCGTACTTAGGATCATTTAGATATTTATCAAACTCTACGATCCAACCATACCAACTATTTCCAGAATTAGATTCTTTAGTTGTAGTTAATTTATAGCTTGTTGCCCAAGATGGAGGACAAAAGAAACCTTTAGATCCTTGAAGTCTTCTACTTTGAATCATAGAATTCCAAGTCTTTGATTTTTTCTTTTGAGTAGATTTCATAGCAATCAAAGCTGTTTCAACTGGATTATAATCTTTATCCAATATGTAAACAAAATGATTACCCGTATCTTCTATATAGTTACCATTTGGTAATCTATCCTTATTGTCATCTCCTCTTGATGTTTGAGCCATGATAGAAGGGTCCGTATGTATTCCAACTGGACGCCCTGGACTATCTCCTCTATCTTTCCATTCATTAAATGTATTGATATACAAACAAGGAACAACAATTAAACCATCTTTACCTTTATAAAGATTTCCTGTTGTTTCGTTATATACGTCTCCTTGTTTTGCAGTAGCAATATATTTTCCATCGCTCTCATCTAATACTTTTGAACTTGCGTATAAGATTTTAAGTATTGGAAGTTTAGTGTCACGTGCTGTGACGAACTCCGAACCCTGACCCGATGCTGATTCTAAATCTAGAACAGACGGCAGTGGAGCTTCTTTCTTAATTGCAACTTCAGCTTTTGCTGTTGTCGCTGTCGCTTTTTCTTGTACCATGTTTACTCCTTCGTGGTTATTTTTGTTTTGTTTGCAACGTAAACGCCGAATATATCGGAAGGAACGTTCTTCCCTTGTTGGATTTGTTCTTTAACAAATGCCTTCAAGGTCATTGGTTCTACCTTTTCGGTCTGATTAACATTATGCCCTTTTTTTCGCAAATCATCAACAAGTAACTTTGCTTGTTCATCTTCGCTACGACCAAATGTTAATGTAACGTTATTCTTAATTAAATCCCCGAAACCATTCTGACGAAGCCAATCAAAAGCTTCTTCAGTTTTAGTTGCAGGAATTCTTGCAGAATAAAACGGCTTAACTTCAACGGCAGAACCGTCTGAAAGTTTAAGCAGTGATATACCTGCTTGTTGCATCAAGTTAGGGATTGTTTGCTCAGAAAGTAATGACTCGGCTTCTTGTAGCTTTTTTAATTGCTCTTCTACCGTTGCTATTTGTTTCTGAACGTCCAATAACTTGTTGCAAGATTTAGCAATATCCGAAGACATTGCGGTGTCAACACGTAGTGTTGATTCTGCTTCTAAGTCCATAAGACCTCCTTAACGAAGCATTTAGATTATTCGTTTGACATTGTCAAATGAATAAATTAAAAAAGTTTAAATACTTTTAAAGTATGGAATGACGAAACATGGATAAGAAAAAATATACATATAAAACAATACCTTACGAGCATCAACGCAACGCTCTTATCAAAGGTGCAAAAGAATTAAATTTTGCATATTTTATGGAGATGGGTACTGGAAAAACAAAAGTTGCAATAGATAATGTTGCTTATCTTTATCAAGAAAAAGAAATTAATGTTGCAATAGTTATTGCACCTAACTCCGTTTATAAAAACTGGATCAATGAAATTAAAGTACACTCACCAGTAGAAGACTATACTTTATTTGTTTGGAAGGATGACAAAAAGGTAAATTATCAAGCAGATAAATTAAATTATGTTTTAATGAATGTTGAAGCATTGTCTCATAAAAAAGGATTTGATTTTTTATCTAAACTTGTAATCAATGTTGGCAAACACACCATGATAGTAGTTGATGAAAGTACTACTATTAAAACACCTACTGCACAAAGATCTAAAAATATTTGCAAACTATCTTCTCTTATTAAATATAAAAGAATACTGACGGGCTCACCAGTGACTAAATCACCTTTAGACTTATATCAACAATGTGCGTTCTTGTCTAAAGACTTATTAGGATACCCTTCATTTGTGGCGTTTAGGGCAAGATATGCAGTAATGAAACAAATTAATATGGGTCCAAATAGGGTAATTCTTATTCCACAATATTATACAAACTTAGATGAATTAGAAGCTAAACTTAAAAAGTTCTCTTATAGAGTTAGAAAAATAGATTGTTTAGATCTACCAGAAAAGGTTTATCAACAAAGATATGTTCAGTTTAATGAAATACAAAAGAAGGCTTACGAGTCTTTAAAGAAAAATGCTAGAGCTATTATTGAAGATAAAGAAGTTAGCTTTGCAAATAAACTTACGGAGATATTAAAACTACATCAAGTATGTAATGGATATATAAAAACAGATGATCAAGAAATAGTTCCATTTGAGAATGATCCTAAGTTAGATGAACTATTAAGCATCATAGAAGAATCAGACGGTAAGTTTATTATTTGGGCTAACTACATTCATAATATAAAAACAATAGTTAAAACATTAACTAAATTATATGGAGAAGAAAGTGTAGTTGCTATCTATGGTGAAATAACTACAGAGAATAGAAAAAAAGCAGTTGAAGATTTTCAAGGTAATGAAAAAGTAAGATTCTTTGTTGGTAATCCAAGCACAGGTGGATATGGATTAACTTTAACAGAAGCAAGTTATGTTGTTTATTATTCTAATAATTATAATTTAGAAATTAGAGAACAATCAGAAGATAGAGCACACCGTATCGGTCAAACTAAAAACGTAACTTATATAGATTTAATTATAGATAAAACAATTGATAGTCATATTATATCAGCGTTAAAAAGTAAGATTAAAATATCTGCTGAAACTATGGGTGAAGAAATTAAAAAGTGGCTTAATTAATTATTGTTCTAATAAAAGCATATCATCTTGGTTTCCTGCAAAATGAAAAAAATAAACTTCACTTAATACTTTTTTTATTAACTCTTT